ATAAGACGATAGCGCAGGGCGTTGGAGCAAAACCCGGCGACCAAAAGGTCGCTAAACCCTTTTCCAAGCGCGCCAAATTCGGCGGCCGGATTAGCAGTAAGGGTAGGGTTAGTGGCGGAGGTATAACCATAGGCCGCAGCTGTTTCTGTCGCGGTGCGTCCGAAAACGGTTGGCGTAGGAGCCAACACGACATCGGCGCCCCACGTGGCAGCAGCTGGGGCAGAAATAGTTTGGGTGGTCATGAAGTTCAGTGCAGCAGTCGGCAACGAAGTATCCTCCGGAACTCCGGAACACTTAAGAGTCGCGTCGCTGGGATGCAATGCTTTTGCAAGCCAAGCGCCGCCGGCTTTAGTGATTCCGGGAACTTGGAGGGCACGTGTAACTGCTTCAGTAAGAGGATTGCGATTTGTCATGTGATGTATGGGATACCACTCACATGGAATGGGACTGTACATCCCCCACACCGCTGCCCAGGCGTGACTCCGTGCAGTCTCTAGGCATTCTTATTAGCACTAAGTTTTGGGTCTAAAGTGGGGGACCCCATTACCTCAGAAGAAGTGGACCGGGGCAGACGATCCGAAATCGTCCACCCCACTCCAACTGAGATCGACCATATCATAGTATCTCTCCAGTGCCAGCTGGGATGATATGGGTATATGAAAAGCTCTCTCAAAACTAAGGCGAGCCGCCATAGTAATGGGTTTGAGATCAGAATCAGGGAGGTTGCCTCGCAGGTAGAATAACCCGCTAGCCATAGTAGGGTGCCAAATTGGTCCACCTCCACCATAGCGCTGGTAGGCTTTATAGTAGTTCTGCAACACTGGAATACCAGAACACAGCTACATTCCACAATCCCCGATAGCCTTGAGCATTTTCATATATGTACTCGGGTTGCTCACATCGACTTCAAACGTCTAGTCCTTGGAAGCGGAGGCCGGGTAACTACGTACCATCCTCCATTTTTCACCATCAAAGACTGGTTTGGTCTGGCAGAACTCGATGTCCTCGAGCACGGTGACGGGTTTCTCTAGCTTCATCACAAACCCCAGCGCAGAAAACCAAGGAACAATGCCAGGTAACAAATGCGCCAAATGGGGCTTGACAAACAGGAGACAATCATCGCCGTTGTTTAATATGGAGAAGTCTGACTCAGGGATTTTATTTTCCCACATATAGGCAGTCACAATACTGACCATCAATATGCAGTTCCCCATGCCCGTATTGACATCTCCACTACAGCGAGTCCCCTCGGTTGT